TTTCAAACTATGGATTTGTTTTCTACTCCTATATGGATTGGGGAAGAAATAAATCAAGAAAAATTAAAAGATTTAAATTATGCATCTGATCAAATGATTATAGATGCAAAAAATCTACAAGAAAAAGAAATAATCGAAAGAAATAAAATATTTGGAGAGATAAAAGATAAGGGATTTACTTTTCACTCTGAAAATTTAGTAAACAAAAAATCTTTTTTAGAATTACAATTTTTTATTGAAAAAAATTCTACAAAATTTTTAACTCAAATGGGTTATGATTTAAAAAATTATGAAATTAATATCACAGAAATGTGGGTTCAAGAATTCTCTAAAAACGGGTGTGGGTGGCATAGATCACACAATCATTGGAATGGACATATATCAGGTTTTTTATTTTTAAAGTGTTCGGAAAAAACTTCATACCCAATATTACAAGATCCTAGAGTTGGTAAATTAATGAATGATTTACCTCAATTAGATTCTAAAAAAATTGATCATTCCTCTAATGAAGTAAATTTAACAATTAAACCAGGTCTAACTGTTTTCTTTCCTTCATATTTAATGCATGAATTTGTGCCTGATTTAGGTATAGATCCGTTTAGATTTATACATTGGAATTGTCAAGCAATACCAAAATTATCCAAAAATAAAATAGTTGATGATGAAATAACAACAATAATTTAAGTCTTCCATCTTGGTTTAAACGATGATATATACTTTATGATAAAGATCTAGAAACAATAAAAAAAAATAACAATACTTTAATTTTTGATAAGGTTGGATTACAGCATTTTAAAAATCATTTAGCTAAAATTGTGACTGACCTAGTTATAATGTCAGAGAAAGATCCACAAATAACCTCTTTTGGCTCTGAAGATATTGTACCTCAAGACATTTCAAAAAAATAAACAGTATGGTATAATTCCATATGGCTTTAAATTTAATTAATATAAGACCAGGATTTAACAAGCAAATCACAGATACTGCTGCCGAAGGGCAATACGTAGATGGTGATTTTGTACGATTTCGTTATGGCTTCCCTGAAAAAATAGGTGGATGGTCTTCTATTACTACAGATACCTTAGCCGGTGTTGTAAGAGCACAACATCAATGGGCAGATTTAGATGGCAATAGATACGTAGCACTCGGAACTCAAAAAGGATTATTTATTTATTATGGAGGAGCCTATTACGATGTTACTCCATTAGAGACAGCACAAACTGGAGGTACGTTTGATACTACAAACACCTCGCCAACGGTCACCGTTAACTTAACGGGACACAACATGATTGCAGGAGATTACTTTACTTTTACAAGTGTAACTCCACCAGTAGGTGCAGGATACACTGCAGCAAATTTTACTGATCAAACTTTTGAAGTAATCAGTGCAACTATTAATACATTTACAATAACTATGGCAACTAATGCGGGGACTACTGTTGCTGGTTCAGGTGCATGTACTGTAAATAGATATGTTAAAGTAGGTCCTATTGGACAAACATTTGGTTTTGGATTTGGTACAGGATCTTATGGAGGAGCATCTGGACTTACTACAAACTTAAATGGAGCTTTATTAGACAACACTGCAGGTACTGGAGGATCCGGAACTTCTATTACACTTGCCTCAACAACAGGGTTTCCAACAACAGGAGTAATTAAGGTTGGCGCAGAATTTATTTCCTATACAGGTATTTCAACTAATGATCTTACAGGAATTACAAGAGCAGTGGCTGGAACACGATCAGCTCATGCTACTTTAGCGGGAGTAGAATACTATACTGCATGGGGTCAAGCATCTTTGTCTTCTACTGTCATACTAGATCCAGCTGATTGGAGTTTAGATAATTTTGGACAAATACTAACAGCTACTATATCGAAAGGAAGAACTTTTACATGGCAGCCTATAAGTAATAACAATAATGCTTTATCTGTTAGATGTACTATTATGTCAGGAGCTCCTACTAGAACTACTGTTTCAATTGTGTCAGATACTGATAGACATTTTATACATCTAGGAACGGAAGCAACAGTTGGAGATACTATAAGTTTTGATCCAATGTTAATAAGATTTTCTGATCAAGAAAACTTTAGCGATTATCAACCAACTTCTGTTAATACAGCAGGTACTTTTAGAATAGATGATGGAACTGAAATTGTGGGTGCTATAAGAGCAAAAGATTATATTTTAGTTTTTACAGATACGGCAGCTTATACAATGCAATATGTTGGAGCACCGTTTACTTTTAGTATTAGAAAAGTAGGATCTAACTGTGGTTTAATGAGTTCACATTCCATGGCTTTCGTAGATGGTGTTGTTTATTGGATGGATGACGCAGGTTCTTTTAATGCTTACAATGGAACAGTTGTTAAAATACCTTGTTCGGTAGAAGATTTTGTATTCAGTACAGCTAACCCAGGAGACTTAGGTTTTAACTATGATGCTGGAAGAATAACTTACGCTAGCCACAATTCATTATTTAATGAAATACATTGGTTTTATACTTCAAGTTCAGCTACTGAAATAGATAGATGCGTTACATACAATTATTCAGAAAAAGTTTGGTATACAAGTTCTTTAGCTCGAACATCTTATTACGATGCTCATTTATTCGATAAACCTTATGCTACTTCTTTTTACACTGCAGGAGTACCTACTTTTCCAATTATACAGGGAGTGACAAATACTTCTGGATCGGCTACATTTTGGGAGCATGAAACAGGAGTGGATCAATTAGAGAATGGAGTGACTACAACAATTTCTTCTTATATTGAAACTGGAGATTTTATGATACATTTAGAAGGCGATGGAGAATACTTTACAAAAGTCAGAAGATTTATTCCTGATTTTCAAAGATTAAATGGAACTGCAACAGTTACTATTTTATTAAAAGACTATCCATCTGACACAGCAGCTAGTTCTTCTTTAGGGCCTTTCTCTGTAACATCAAGTACTCAAAAAATAGATACTCGTGCTAGAGGAAGATCAGCTAGTTTAAAAATAGCTAATCTATCTAGTGGAGAAACTTGGAGATATGGAACTTTTAGAGCAGACATACAACCTGATGGTAGAAGATAATGGCTAAGGTAACTAATTTTATTCCAGAACCTACTGTAGACTATGACCCACAAAATCAACAACAACTTCTTCAATCATTAGAGACAATGAAAAATCAATTAAATAGTTCTTTTCAAGAAGATTTAAAACAAGAAGTAGAAAGATACACTTGGTTTGTAAATTAAATGGCTAATATATATAAAAACGCAAAACTAGATTTAACAACTGCTACAGCTACAACTTTATATACTGTACCCTCAAACTCTAGAGCTATTATAAAATCTATTTTAGTTTGTGATGACACTAATAATGGTAGTGACATAACAGTTACTTTATATCCAGGAGATCCTGGTGCAGGAGGTGGAATTGTTTTATTTAAAAATAAAGTTATAGCAGGTAATGCTACAGAGCAATTAATAAATGAACCTTTGATTATGCAAGAAAATGAAGTATTGGAAGTAGTCGCTGCAGATGCAAATAGATTACATATTACAGCTTCTATATTAGAAATAAATAGAGAAGATATATAGTGGCTAAAAAATTTAAAGAACACCATGAACGAGATAAACCTAAAAAAAGAGGTCCTAGAAAACATAAAAAATCATTGTCTAAGAGTGAGAAACGTCAAAAAAGATTAAAACGTTACAAAGGACAGGGTAAAGGCTAGACAAACAAATATAAAAGTATTATATAAGTAATATGGAAATAAAAAGAATACCAGCAAAAGCAAAAGAAATTGTTAAGCACAAAAGAACAGGTGTAATTTACACTGATAAAGCAGCATTTGATGCAGATGTAGCTGATTCAAATACAGATACTACAGCAGAAGATTTTCAACAAGATTTGGAAATTACTGTGGCTTCTATGACTGTGGACGGTGAAACTCAATAACAATTAATTTATGCAACCATTAGGTGGAACGGAGCTTCAATATGCTCAGTTATATAAACACGTAGATAATACGCTGTTAGACAAATTTCAAATAACTACATCTGTCCCAGAAAAAATACCTTTATCTAAAGATAAAATTAATATTCTTTGGGCACAAAACTCTTACGACCAAAGTAATTTAGCTCCTTGGTTTGAGGATAAATCTAATCATTCTAAATATGATTGGTATGTATTTAACTCTCATTGGTGCGCAGAAAAATTTAGAATGGCGTTTAAAGTACCTACTGAAAAATGTGTGGTTATTAAAAATGCTATAGAGAAATTTGCACCTAAGCCCGTTCACAAGAACGGTGATAAAATAAAATTAATATATACTTCTACTCCATGGAGAGGATTATCTGTATTACTAGGTGCCATGCAGTTAATTAAAAATCCTTTAATTGAATTAGATGTTTACTCATCTACTCAAATATATGGAGATGGTTTTAAAAAAGCTAACGATACCTCTTATCAAGAATTATATGAACAAGCTAAGAAACTACCTAACGTAAATTACATAGGTTATGCTTCTAATGAAAAAATAATGAACAAGATGGGTGAATATAAAATATTTGCTTATCCTAATATATGGGAAGAAACTTCTTGTATGTCAGCTATTGAAGCTCTAGGAAGTGGACTTCATGGAATTGTAACTAACTATGGAGCTTTGTTTGAGACGTGTTCAGAGTGGCCAACTTACGTTCAATACGATAGAGATTACAAAAATTTAGCTAGATGTTTTGCTTATGCAATTGAAGGAATTGCAGAACAACTTCATTCAGTAGGAATGCAGCAATTATTAGATTCTCAAGTATCTTTTTATAAAAAATTTTATAGTTGGGAAAATAGAAAAAACGAATGGACTAACTTTTTACAAGGAGCATTTAATGCAAAATCACGAACCAATTTGGTTTAACGAAGAACCATCGACACCGGACACTAAAAAAGAAGCAGGTTACTCTTTATTTGTAGCAACACCCGTACACAGTGAATGTTCTATTCATTATGCACAAGCTTTATTAAATTTACAAAAATATTGTTTTAAAAAGAATGTAAAATTATGGTTTCAAATAATGAAATCTTCTTTAGTTACTCAAGGAAGAAACATGTGTGTAAGCGCATTTTTACAACAAAAAGATGCTACTCATTTATTATTTGTTGATTCAGATATTTCTTTTAATGAATCTGCCGCAGAAAGATTAGTGGCTTGTGATAAAGATGTTATTTCTATTCCATATCCTTTAAAGGATCTAAATTGGGACAAAGGAATGCACATGATTAATGAAGGTAAAATTAAAAAAGCTAAAGATTTAAGAAACAAAGGTTTCTATAGATATCCTATGAAAGTAGAAAATAATTCTGCTATTAAAATTAAAAACGGAGTTATTAAAGTAGAACATTCTCCAACAGGTTTTATGTTAATTAAAAGAGAAGTAATTCTTAAAATGATAGAGGCTTATCCAGAAATGAGAATTGATCAAGACCAAATTATTAATGGTAAGAATGAAAAACTACCTGATTTTTGGAATTTCTTCGATACTCAATTTGATCCTGTCAAACATACTTACACAGGAGAAGATTTTGCTTTTTGTCAAAGATGGAAAGACATTGGAGGTGAATGTCATGCTTGGATTATGGATTACATTACTCATATTGGAGAACATCAATATACAGGACGTTTTGCGGATGAGTTGATAAAGACTGACTAAAATGGTAGAATTTGAAAGTTATATAACTTAAAAAATTTAAGAATAGGAGCTACAATTGGATCCATTTACAATGGCTTTGGTCACATTCGGTGTACAAAAATTACGAGGAAAATCTACTAAAAGATCTTTTAGAGACGCTGCGTTAGTAGGCGGTATTGGTCAATTAGGTGGAATGGCTGGAGCACCAGGAATTACTCCTTTTGGATCAGCAGGTACTGAAGGAACTATTCAAGGTTTAGGACAAACTTCGGTGGGTCAAGGAATATCAAGTTTATTTCCACAACTAGCTAGTGGTCAAGCAGCTACTCCTGCTTTAGGAGGTGACCCAGGAACTATGCAAGGTATAGTTGGTAATGAAGGTGGAGGAGGTTTTCTTTCTAACTTAATGCCTAAAACAGATATGGGTAAATATATAGCAGCAAGTACTATACTTCCTTTATTAACTGGTGGCATAGGTGGAGATGGTCCAAGTGAAACTTACTTACCAATACCTAATCAATTTTACAGTAAATATGCTAACTCAGGTTTAGCGGGAACTCCAACTGGATTTCAAACAAGAGATTATTCAACTGGAATAAATTCTCCTTTGGTACAGCCAGGAGAATTTGTAGCACCAGAAGATATTTTAGGAGATCAACCTACTCAAGAATTTAAAGCAGTGGAATACAACAAAGGCGGACTTGCTAGTATTGCAAAATTTAATGAAGGAGGACTTGGACAAGTGCTTCCTACTAAAATGACTCATGATGAAAATGATTCTAATAATTATGACAGAGCAAATGGTTTTGTATTAGATGGAACAGGCCATGGAAAAGATCACGAAGATACTATGTTAGCTCAATTAGCTGATGGAGAGTTTGTATCAAGATCTCATGCAGTTTTAGGTGCAGGTATTATTTCTGGAGCAAATCCTAGCGATAAATCAGACCAAAGAAAAAAAGGTGCTAAGTTTTTTTACGATCAACAAAAACAATTTAAAAGAATTTTTGATTTAATAAATGCAAACAAAACTAGACATTAAAACTATTTCACAACAGGTACAAATTATACCTGTATTACCTCAAGAAATAGATAAATTTTGGGGATTAGTAGAATTTTTAATTGCGGAAGCTCTTAAATATGGAGGATCTTATGCAGATCTTAAAGATATAAGACAAGAGTTAATTGATGATAATATGCAATTATTTATAATGTTTGGACAAGATGACGATGGAGAGACTAAAGTATTTGGATGTTGTACTACTAGAATTTTTGACAATCCAAATTTTAAAGAATTACAGGGGTGTATTTGCACTGGAAAGAAATATAAAATGTGGGTAGATCAATTAGTACAAACCTTGGAAAATTTTGCTAAAATTAATAAATGTAAAAGATTAAATATGCTTGGAAGACCTGGATGGAAAGAATTTGTAAAAAAACATGGTTGGAAAGTAAAACATTATCAATATCAAAAGGAGATTAATTAAATGAGTATATTTGGAGGAGGTGGAAGTAGTGGAGGAGGCGGAAGCACAACTACACCGGATACTACTACACAATACATTAGAGAGGCACCAGGTATAGAGGAAAGAAAACTTGGTTTAATGGATAGTGCAGCACAGCTTGCAAACACTCCAGTTACAATTCCTACAATTCAAACTCAAGGTATAAGTGGATTAGAACAAACAGGTATTACTCAATCAGGAACTACTGGTGTTGGTGCTAGTAGTTTAAATGCAGGTATTGGATCAGTTTTAAATGCTCAAGGGGCAGCAGCTTTGGATCCCACATCAGCTCAGTTTCAAAACTATTTAAATCCTTATCAATCTTACATTACAGATGAAATTAATAGACAATCTCAAATGCAGCAAAACCAAATAGGTCAACAAGCAGTTATGGGCGGAGCATTTGGTGGTGGACGTGAAGGGGTTCAACGAGCAGAATTAGGTGGTAGAACATTATCTGCTATAGGACAAGCTCAAGGAACTTCTTTCCAAAATGCATTAAATGCGTTTCAGAATAACCAAGCTTTACAATCGCAAACAAATTTAAATGCAGGTGCTCAATTAGGTCAAATGGGTCAGGCACAACAAGGTATGGCTCAACAAGACATTAATCAATTAATGGCTGCTGGTGGTTTACAAAGACAATTAGGTCAACAAGCACTAGATGCTACAAGACAAACAACATTACAAAGAGCTTATGAGCCTTATCAAAGAATGGAGTTCATTAAAAATATGTATGCTGCAGGACCTAC